TTGACCAAGAATGGCAAGCCACGCCAAGAGCCCTATGAGAAGGGGAACGGCGCGGCGCTGGTGGCCAAGACGAAGCTGGCAAAAGACTATGACCCCGGCGCTATGCAATTTCGCATTGGTGAAAATCAGGCTAAGAAGATCAATCAAGACGCGATGCCAAAGTAATGCCTGAGCCTACTAAAGGTGAATCATTATCTGACTTTGTCGGCAAGTTCATGGGCAGCAAAGAGGCGCGCAAGTCTTTCCCTAAGGATAAGCAGCGCGCTGCCGTGGCTTACTCTGAATTTAAGTCCAAGAAAAAAGCGCGCAAGTAAATGTTTGTAGACGGCGCAAGGGTTTCCAATGCGACCATTACAGCCATCTCAGGCAGCGCGCAGCTGCGCCCGTTGGGCAATGGTCTCATCGTGGAACCATTAGACTGGCAGCCCTCCAAGATTTTGAATGTGGTCTATATGGGCCACCCCTTGCGCGGCATCGTGCGCGCTGTCGGCCCGGGCAAGCATCCATTGCGTTACAACGGCACTAAGGGTGCGCGCACCCGTTCATGGCCTTCAAAGGTATTCGTGCCCACCACGGTCAAGGTCGGGGATGTGGTTGAACTGGGTGGCTTGGAACTTCGCGGCTATCTATTTCAATCTTTCCTTTGGGGTGATAAGCGCTGCATCAAATGCACTGAGGATGACGTGGCCATTGTCCATGATGAATGACAGAAAGCGGCATCTGAAGTCTTATCCCAAAGGCGTTAGTGGCAATCCTGGCGGCAAGCCGATTGGTTCACGCAACAAACTGCAAGGTACATTTTGGCGCGCGTTGGCTGAAGACTTTGAAGCGCATGGTGTCAGAGCCATTCGCCAAGCCCGTGAAAATGACCCCATGGGCTACATCAAAACGGTGGCATCACTCATGCCGCGACAGCTTGAGCAATCAAGCCCCTTAAATGATCTAACGGATGTCGAACTTAACGCAGGCATTGAATACCTCAGAACCAAGCTTTCTATTGCAAGCATTGGAGAAAGAGCGGGAGAAGAGAAGTTCACGCAACCGGCTCTTGAGTTACAAGCCGTATCCGAAGCAAATGGAATTTCATGCAGCGGGCCTAGACTACCGGGAGCGGCTGTTAATGGCGGGCAACCAGCTGGGGAAAACTCTAGCGGCGGGCATGGAGACGGCCATGCATCTGATCGGGGAGTACCCTGAAGACTGGCCTGGGCGGCATTGGCGACGGCCCGTTGTGGGGTGGGTGGCTGGTGTCACTGGTGAATCGACGCGCGATAATCCACAACGCATTCTCATGGGTCGCGGGGAATTCGGCACCGGCGCAATACCTAAAGACAAAATCCTTGACCACACGGCAAGCCGTGGCCTAGCCGATGCCTTGGACACAGTTCATGTGCGGCATTCAAGTGGTGGCGTTTCAACCCTGCAATTCAAAGCGTATGAGAAAGGCCGCGAAAAGTGGCAAGGGGAAACACTTGACTATGTTTGGTTTGATGAAGAGCCACCGGAAGACATCTACACCGAAGGCTTGACGCGCACCAATGCCACGGGCGGCATGACCTATATCACTTTCACGCCGCTCTTGGGTATCACTGGCGTGGTGCGCCGTTTCATCTTGGACCATGCCCCGGGCACGCACTTTACACAGATGACGATTGATGACGCTGCCCACTTCACGGATGAACAGCGCGCCGCGATCATCGGTAGTTACAAATCTTGGGAAGTGGATGCGCGCACCAAGGGCATACCCCAATTAGGGAGTGGTCGCGTGTTCCCAGTTAATCAAGATGATGTGATGGTAAAGGCCTTCCAAATCCCAGAGCATTGGCCGCAGATTGGGGGCTTGGATTTTGGTTACGACCACCCCACAGCTGCCGTGCGCTTAGCGTGGGACCGTGACAGCGACATCATTTATGTGACGGCCTGCGCCAGGGCACGCGAAAACACGCCGACGATGTTCGCACCGAAGGTGCGCGGCTGGGGCACATGGTTACCCATTGCGTGGCCACATGATGGCTTGATACGCGACAAAGGCTCTGGGGATCAGCTAGCCGCGCAGTATCGCGCGCAAGGCATGAACATGCTGCGCATACGCGCCACCTTTGCCGATGGCACCAGCGGCCTTGAGGCTGGTGTCACTGAAATGCTTGACCGGATGCAGACGGGCCGCTTGTTGGTGTTTGAACACTTGGCCGACTGGTTTGAGGAATTCAATCTATACCACCGCAAAGAAGGCCTGATAGTGAAACTCAATGACGATCTAATGTCCGCGACGCGTTACGGCATCATGATGCGCCGTTTTGCCATCGTGCAAAGCCAGCTGATCGCGGCCCCGAAGTTTGAACAGATGAGCAAGTTTGGCCGCGCCGATGGCTTGGGGTGGATGCAATGATTCAAACGCACACAATTCCGATGGCTATTAATTACGGTGGCACACCGATTCTTGAGCCGGTCAAAGAATTCTATGTTCAGCTGAAAGTTCCGTTCACGGGCAAGCGCATCTGTGCCTATTGGTCACGTATCGCCAACGGTTATTGGCGCATCCGTTTGGGGTGGATGGTCTAAATGGTCGCAGAGACTTCAGCGGCCTATAAGAAGAAACAAAGTAAGGGCCCTGAAGGAAGATTCTCAGCCGGTGACATGGCGCGCTTCAGCGGCAAGGCTGCCGATGGCACCATATCTGGTGACTTAGATGTCAAAGTGGTTAATCCGTGGAGCAATAAAGACAAGGTAACGCACACGGATAAAAGTGGGCGCGCGTATGAGGGGGCAAATGCTCACATCCCCACGGCCAGTGTAGAGCGGCCCGAAAGCAAAGGCGCGTTTCCTAGGCCCGCGAAGCAGTTTGAAGCGTATCACCACACGCTGAGCAAGCTGTAATGGCCGCTGTGCCGCGCGACGTTTTAAAACCAGCGATCACAGATGATGAAATAGTAAAAGAATGCATTGAACGCTACCGAATAGCCGAAGAGGCTGAGGCAGACAATCGCGCCCGTGGAGTGCAGGCCCTTGAATTCCGCGATGGCAAGCAGTGGCCCGATGACCTTTACAACCAGCGCCGAATTGATAAACGGCCAAGCCTTACGATCAACCACACAAATACCTTCGTGCGGCGCGTGGTCAATAACATGCGCCAGCAAAGGCCGCGCATCAAAGTGCATCCGGTGGGTGACGGGGCCGATGTCGGCAAGGCAGATGTGATATCGGGGCTTATTCGCCATGTTGAAAACATGTCGAGCGCATCAATTGCCTATGACACCGGTGGGGAATCGGCAGTCTCGATAGGCTGGGGCTACTGGCGCATTTTGTCCGACTATATAGATCAAGACAGTTTTGACCAAGAATTACTGATTGCCGCCATTCGCAACACCTTCACGGTGTACATGGACCCCTCATCCGTGATCCCCACCGGGGAAGATGCTGAGTGGGTAATCATCACCCAGAAAATGAAACGCGCCGATTATGCGCGCGAATATCCCGACGCTGACAATGTCGAATTTCAGCGCACCGGCATGGGGGACAATGTTTCATCTTGGGAAACCAAGGACGAAATACGCTTAGCTGAATACTATCGCTTGAAAAAGACTAGCGACACGCTTTACCGAATGACCAACGGCATGGCGCTGTTCAGCGACCAAATCGCGACACTAGAAGACGATTTGGCAGCCGCGAAGGTCACTTATTTAATGGCTAAGGGTAAGCGTGTTTCGCGGCCATCTACCCGCGTCATGGTGGAATGGTATCGCTTGAACGGCAATTCCATTGTGGACCGTCGCGCCGAAGGCGCAGACCCATTGCCAGACAAATGGATACCGGTCATACGCTGTGAAGGCAATGTTTTAGATTTGAATGGGCGCGTGCGCCGCAAGGGCATGGTTGAAGATTTAATGGACCCCGCGCGCATGTACAACTACTGGCGCACCATGGAAACGGAACTATTGGCCTTGGCTCCTAAGGCCCCTTTCATCGTGGCCGCTGGGCAGCTGGACGGCCACCCAGAGTGGAAGGATGCCAACCAGAAACCCTATTCAGCGCTGGTGTATGAGCCTGCATTCATTGAACAGCCTGACGGCAGCCGCACACTATTGCCACCCCCTCAGCGCATGCAGCCTATCCCCGTGCCCGCTGGCGCAGTGCAGGCCGCGCAAGGCGCACAGCAAGATTTGATGGCCGTGGCTGGGATGCCTCATGAGCCATCAGCCGACGTGCCTGGCGCTGCCATCTCTGGCGTTGCACTTCGCCAGCGCCAAGCGCTGTCTGATATTGGCCATTTCCAGTACTACGATAATCAAACGCGCGCCATTGCGCACACGGGCCGCATTCTCTTGCAGCTGATCCCGTTTTATTACTCCACGCAGCGCATGCAGCGAATCATCGGTGAGGATGGCACGCCTTCTCTGCAACCATTGAATACGCCACAGCCAAGCGAAGTAAACCCGGCAATCATTGAAATAAAAAATGATATGTCAGTGGGCCGCTATGACGTGGTCATGGATACGGGCCCGGGCTATGAGACCAAGCGCCTAGAGGGCGCAGAATCCATGATTGATTTGCTGAAGACTCCACTGGCTGAACCAATCGTCAAAGTGGGTGCCGATGTCATTGTGCGCGGCATGGACTTTAACGGCGCGGGTGATTTAGCTGACAGGCTCATGGCCACAAACCCTGACGCCATGCAAAAGGCCATGCAAGGCCTGCCGCGCCA